TGAGGTGCGTGCAGCTGGGGTTAAGTATTCGGGATCTGGAATTGTTGACCATTGGGATGGTCAATGATATGTATGCAGAGAGCAGGAACGATGAAGAAAAATATGCCGTTCTGGCAACACAGGAGGATTTTGATGCATTTTAGACATGAGCAACATAAAAGGGAGCCACAGAGTGACTCCCCCAGTGCAGTCCTAAAACATACACCTCTTTCAATAGCTATATTATACAATATGAATTGAAAAATGCAAGACAAATTTTGGTTTGCGAAGCGGTTATGTTTTGGTGCAGATTTCTAGAACAGTTATTCTTCGAGTGACATTTTGCGACATTATTTGTGCGTATATGGCAGATGTGATACTGCTTATTTGAATGCTTCAATCATTTCTTAAATGTCGCATTAGACCGTTTATTGGCTGTGGGGCACTAATTTAAGAACCTTTTTCCTTATATATATGAACAAGGTATAACAGTAAATTGAAAGATCTGCAATCAAGTAATTAAGATAGATTGTAATTATGAGTCGAGAAATCGGCTCTTTTTGTTTGTCAAAAATAAGGAGGTGCGGTATGGCGGCCAGCAGAATTAAAGGTATCACCATTGAAATTGGCGGCGATACCACGAAACTTCAAACTGCTCTTAAGGGTGTAAATACAGAGATCCGTTCTACGCAGAGAGAACTGAAAGATGTTGAAAAACTTCTGAGACTGGATCCGGGGAATACGGAACTGCTTGCCCAGAAGCATAAGCTGCTTGGACAGGCTGTGTCTGAAACGAAGGAAAAACTGGAGACTCTAAAGACTGCGGCAGAACAGGCAGAAAAAGCTTTGGAAGATGATACGATTTCAAAGAATCAGTATGATGCTCTGCAGAGGGAGATCATTGAAACCGAGCAGGAACTGAAGCGTCTGGAAGAACAGGCGAACCAGTCTGCAACAGCTCTGCAGAAGATAGCTGCTTCTGGGGAAAAGTGGAAGACGGTTGGAGATAATATTTCATTGGCGGGACAGAAACTGCTGCCGGTCACTGGTGTTGTGACGGCAGCTGGCACAGCTGCAGTGAAGACTGCGGCTGATTTTGAATCAGCGATGAGTAAGGTTGCGGCGGTATCCGGTGCGACTGGATCTGACCTCGATGCTTTGACGAAGAAAGCAAGGGAGATGGGTTCCAAGACGAAATTCTCTGCCAGTGAAGCAGCTGAGGCTATGAATTACATGGCGATGGCGGGCTGGAAGACAGAGGATATGCTGAATGGTCTGGATGGTGTCATGAATCTGGCTGCAGCATCCGGGGAGAGTCTTGGTACGACTTCGGATATTGTGACGGATGCATTGACTGCTTTTGGATTGAAAGCAAAGGATTCCGGACATTTTGCAGATGTCCTGGCGGCAGCTTCTTCCAATGCCAATACCAATGTCTCCATGATGGGTGAGACCTTTAAGTACTGTGGTCCGATTGCCGGATCTCTTGGTTTTTCTGTGGAAGATACGGCTGAAGCAATCGGTCTGATGGCCAATGCCGGTATCAAGAGCACGCAGGCAGGTACTTCTCTTAGGACGATTATGACAAATCTGTCCGGAGATGTGAAGATCTGTGGTTCTGCCATTGGGGAAGTGACGGTTGCCACTGCCACTGCGGATGGCAGTATGAGGGATTTGTCTGATATCCTGGCTGACTGCAGAGCTGCATTTGCAGGCTTATCTGAATCAGAACAGGCGGCTGCGGCGGAAGCATTGGTCGGGAAAAATGCCATGTCCGGCTTTCTGGCACTTATGAATGCCGGTGAAGGTGATATCAATAAGCTTTCATGTGCGATCAATAACTGTGATGGTGCTGCACAGAAGATGGCAGATACCATGAATGACAATCTGGAAGGACAGCTTACCATTTTGAAGTCGGCTTTAGAAGAGCTGGCTATTTCTTTTGGTCAGCTTCTGATACCGGCACTGAAAGAGGTGGTGCAGTGGCTGCAGGGATTTGTGGGATTTTTGAATTCCCTGCCGGAGGGTGTAAAGAAGACCATTATGGTAATTGCTCTGGTGGCAGCAGCCTTGGGACCGGTGCTGATCATTGTGGGAAAGGTGATTTCTTCCATCGGCACGATCATGACGATTGTTCCGAAACTGGCAGGTGTGATCGGAACGGTGCAGAAGGCATTTGCCGCTCTGAATGTAACGATGCTGGCAAACCCGATTGCTCTGATCATTGCGTCGATCACTGCTCTGGTGGTGGCTTTTATTTATCTTTGGAATACCAATGAGGAATTCCGGCAGTTCTGGATCAGCCTCTGGGAAGATGTGAAAAGAGTTGCCGTCAAGGTGTGGGAAGCCATTTCCCGGTTCATGTCCCGGGCATGGGAAGCAATCAGGCAGACGGCTGTGACGGTATGGAATGGGATTGCCGGGTTCTTTACTGTGATCTGGAATGGAATTAAGACTACGGTAACAACGGTGGCCAATGCGATCAGCAGCTTTCTGAATACTGCATGGAATGCGATCAGAACGACAGCAGTTACGGTGTGGACGGCAATTTCCACATTTTTCAGTACTATCTGGAATGGTATCAGGACAGTAGTTTCTACTGTGGTGAATGCGATTTCCACATTTCTGAGTACCGCATGGAATTCTATCAGGAATGTGATTGTGACGGTGATGAAAGCAATCCAGACGGTATGTTCTACGGTATGGAATGGGATTAGGCAGACGATTACTGCGATTGTTACAGGAATCCGGAATACGATTTCTACGGCATGGAACAGCATTAAAAATACGGTGGCTTCTGTGGTAAATGCCCTGAAGTCGGCAGTGGGCGGTGCTTTTACTTCTATGTGGAATGGAATCCGAAGTACAGTTTCCGGAATCTATAATACCATCAGGAGCGGGTTTGGACAGGCAGTCAGTTATATCACTGGACTGGCTTCCAATGCTTTCCGCTGGGGTGCGGATCTGATCAATGGTATTGTGAATGGTATCCGCAGTGCCATTGGAAACGTGGTGGGTGCGGTTCGTGATGTGGCAAATACCATCCGCTCCCACCTGCATTTTTCTGTGCCGGATGAAGGACCTCTGACGGACTATGAAAGCTGGATGCCGGATTTTATGGAAGGATTGGCACAGGGTATTGAGAAGAGTAAGGGAATGGTAAAGGATGCGGTGAATAGCCTGGCGGCTGATATGGTAATCAGCCCGAATGTCCGGACTGCAGATATGGCTGTGGCAGGCGGTGGTTCTGTGAGCAGTGCTGATCTGAACAGTCTGATTGGTGTGATTAAAGAAGCAGTTGGTGGTATTTCTGTAAATAATGGAGATATCGTGATCCCGGTTTATCTTGGCGGCACCATATTGGATGAGGTGATTGTGAATGCCCAGCAGAGGGCAAATCTTAGAAGTGGAGGGAGATAAGCGATGGCATTTTTTCAGTATCTGAAGTTTGACGGCGTGGATCTTCCTCTGCCGGTTTCTTATGAAGTGGAGCTGCATGATGTGGAGGCAGATTCTGGTGGAGAAACGGAAGCGGGTACCATGCAGAGGGATGTGGTGAGGTCTGGTGTTGTGAATATAGCGGTGACATTTCAGGTGACGCAGAAGTGGCTGAAGCTGCTGACAGGGTTTAAGCAGCAGGAGAAAATATCGGTGGATTACTTTGATACGGAGGCAGCTGATATGAAGAAGACA